GATATCGATGTTGTGGTTGAACAGTCCATCGTCAGGTTGTAGTCCTCTGAGTTCAATGAACTGCTCAAGATTGACTTGACTCCACCCCTTTGGGAGCGTTGGCTTTTGCATACTCTGCAATCTTTTCGGTAACGAATACAATATAAGGAACACACAACTCGGCTTTATGAGTGCGGAACAGCTTTGCCTTATGCTTCAAATGTGCATCAGCGAAGTGTTCAGTGTTGCTGAGGTCAGTGCGTTTGAACATGATTGCGAGGATGTCACTGATGTAGTGGTTGGGTTTGGTGTTGACAATCTTCTCAATGAGTTTGGTCTCCTTAACTGACAGGCGCATCTCTGCTGTGTAGGTGTATCCTTCCAACTCGATGGATGTCACTGCCTCCTGTGGTGTGTATGAGTCCAGGTTGAACTGCTGAACTAACTGAATGAACTCGCTGAATGGGTAGTCATCCCACATCTTCTCTTCGATGCCAAGGTATTTGAACATCTCAACATACTTCTCGATGTTGTCGAACTCCTGATTGTTTAGGATTTGGCTGATTTTCTCGAATTGCTCGATTGTCAGTTCACTCATTTTGTTGGGAATCTCCCTGTCGAATACAGTTATCATAGTTATTTTTTGAACAAATATACAAAATCCGCAACATAAGCAATGACTAAGGACTTACCTATCTACAAAATCACAATCGATGACGAGTACTCCGATGGAGAAAACTTGGGAATCGAGATGATTGCTTTCACTAATCTACCGGCTATTAAGGTCAAAGGTATGGCATTTGGAAGTGAGAAGCGTTTGATGTTTGCTGATGACGTGAAGTATCGCATCACAGCACCCGCCATGATACCAATGGACATATACCGCAAGAGTGATGGTGATGGTGAGTATTATGTTCAGTTCACTGAGGAAGTCATCGAGCAGATTCACACCAAGTTCATGGCTGATTTGCGCAATCGTGACATCTTCAACTTGGAACATGACACCGAGAAAAAAGTACCAGCTTACATCCTTGAGACATGGATTGTTGACAACCCAACCAAGGACAAGGCATACTCAACATTTGGCATTGAGGTACCGAAAGGCACCCTAATGGTCACCGCACAGGTCACCGATGCTGACTACTTTGCCGAATTGGTTGCCAACGATCAAGTCGGTTTCTCCATTGAAGGCTTTCTCGGTCTGAAATTATCGGAACAAATTAAACTAAATACAATGAAGTTACCTGATGGAGAACACACCATTGAGGACAAAATCTATGTCGTGAAAGACGGCGAGGTTGTTGAAATCAAAGAGGTGGAAAAAACACCAACCGAGGAAGTGGTTGAGGAAGAGATGGCAACCGAAGAGGTGGAGATGGAAGACACAACAGTTGAAGAGACAACTGAAGAGTCAACCACCACTGAAGAGGAGATGGCTATTGACCCAGCAATCGATGCCGAGGCAATCGCTGCAATCGTTTTGCCGATATTGGAAGAAAGAGAGAAAGCACTTATCGCAATGATTGCTGACCTCCGCAACCAAATCGAGGAGATGTACGCAGAGAAAAATGAAGAAGAGGTTGAGACGCAAACAACCCAACTCTCAATGAGTGAAAAATTTGCGAAGTTTAAACAATTTGTAAATCAATAAAAACCAAATAACAATGTCTAAAAAACTCCGTTTTGATTTGGATGTGGATGCTTCAGCTTTATTAGCAGCCAATCCTGAGGCGTTCTACTCGAAAGCATATTTGTCTGAAGAGAACATCGCTGAGAACTACCGCTTACTTCCAGGTGTGAAGAGCAAAACTAAATTGGCAACTGTCCTTTTCGGGAACGTTCTCCAATCATCTACTTGTCCATTCGATGCTCCAACTGATGACTTGAGCGCAGTTGAAATCGATGTATGTGCTTTGAGCGCAATGGCACAAATTTGTCAATTTGACCTTGAGCAATCTTTCGTTGCTTTGCAAATGACAAAAGGTTCGAATGGTGACTTCTCAGTTGCTTCATTCATGGACTTCTACTGGAACCAAATGGCTAAGCAAATCGGTCAAGATATCGAGCTTATCCGTTGGCAAGGTGACACCACTTCAGAGAACGCTACTCTTGCTCTTTGTGATGGTTATATCAAAGGTTTATTGGCTGACTCTGCTGTTGTTGATGTCGCAAATACAACTGTAAATGCTGGAAACGTATTGACTGAACTTGCTAAGATTTTCGCTGCTGCTCCAGCTGCAATCATCCGCAAAAAAGCTGACCTTCGTTTGTATGTTTCTACTAACGTAGCTAACGCATACGAATTGGCTGCTGCATCAGGCAACACAATGACATACGTCACAACTCCACTTGCCTTGACTTACCTTGGTGTGAAAGTTGTTGTTTGTGAAGGTATGCCAAACGATACAGCTGTATTGACTTTGAAAGACAACCTTCTCTACGCATTCGATGCTGAAGGTGATGACAAAGCGTTGAAAGCTGTAAACCTTAGCGACACTGTTGCTGAGCCTTACATCCGTACTCGTGCCAACATGAAAGTTGGATTCGTTCACGTTAACGGTGCTGAGATCGTTCTTTATTCATAGTATATCCGAGGGGATGAAATACTCCCCTCTTTTTTTAACTGATTAAATTATTCAAAATGGCTTGTGAAGCATTAGAAACAATCGTCAAATCATGCGACAACAATAGTGGTGGCATTGAGAAAATTTGGATTAATCAGCAAGATAACATTGATACATTCACACTTGATGCAACTAACACTTGGACAATCGATTCAATCACTTTGGCTGTTGGCGCTCCTGATTACACTGCGTTTGAAATTCGCAGAAACACAGGAAGCTACACCGAAGATGCAGCAATCGACCTTGTGAACGGTTCATCTTATGTGACTGCAACCATCAGCCTCATGTTCCATCGAAGAGACCAGGATAAATCTCAAGCCATCAAAATCTTGGGCGCTGGTCAACAATACTTAAATGCTATTGTTAAGGACATGAACGGTAAATATTGGTACTTCCCATTCCTACAACTCAGCGCAGTTGGTGAAGGTTCAGGAACTACTCGTGCAGATGGTAGCAAGTACTCAGTGACATTGATTGCTGAGAATGATTTTCTTGCATACGAAATCGAAGAGGCTGCCGTCAACGCAGTTATCTAAACAACTTTTCCTGTTCATAGTTGTGAGAGCCATCCTACGGGGTGGCTTTTTTGTACCCAATAAGGTATAGATTGTATCCATTAGGGTTAAATGCGTACCCAATAAGGTATAGATTTTACATTTCTTTATACATTAAGTGGTACATTCTACCACATATCTCATATCGAAATGGAAGATTGTGAACAAATTTGAACCTATCTGCAACATATACAAATGATATACATCAACAAAGGGGAGGTCAATAGTATTGTCGTGACATTGTCAGAGGTGTCAACGCTACCTTCACCATATTATTTGTTCGTCTTCCAAAACGAAATGAACCCCGAAGCAGACCCAATCCTCTTCACCAACACCGATGAGTCACCATATCCGGAGAGATTCAATCTCTTCTACCTGGATGAGCCTGTTGATGTGGAACTAATGAAGGGACAATATACATACAGCGTTTATGAATCAACTATACCACCAACTGAAATTGATGACACCACAGGTGTAGTCATTGAAGAGGGCAGAATGGTTGTGAGTGGCGCAGCAATTTCATCAATATACGATTAGCACATGGCTTGGTACGATATATTCAGAGCAAAAAAAGATTCACAGGTTGAAATGATTACATCTAATTACGATGCGTTCAGCACACCATTCCTGAAGGTAGGTGGTGCCAACCTTTCACTGCCATATGTCAATGGTAGGTACACAACATCAAATTGGATTCCATTCGGTCAGGACAATATGTATCCTCAGCTATTGAATCAGATGGTGTTCAGCTCACCTCTGCATGGTGCCATAGTTGACTACAAAACAAATGCAGTCATTGGCGGTGGATTCGAACTCAAGACAACCAATGCAACACCAAAGGACCTCCTCGAGCTGTACACATTTGAGAAAAAAATTAAACTCAAAAAGACCGCTCGAATCACAACTGAACAATTGGTTGTACACAATCGTGTCTACTTTAAATTGTACTTCGATGAGAAGATGAAGATGACCAGGGCAGAGAATATCTCACCTGAGAAAGTTCGCAGAGGTAGATACAAAGGGATGTACTTCATTTGTGAAGATTGGTCCACTCGAATCGATGTGCAAGAAATCAAGAGACATCATCCATCATGCACTGATCGTGAACAGCTTTTTGTTTATGAGGTTGAATGCTTGGGTCAGGACTGGTATCCGCTGCCAAAATATTCGAGTTCACTTAATTTTGCTTTTCTCTCGGGCGAGTTATCGTACTTTGCAAAGTCAAACATTCAGAACTCAATCTTCCCATCGTTTGCAATCATGTTCCCAAAAAGACCGCAATCAGAGGAAGAGAAGAATGTACTGCGCCAAACCATTGACAAACTCAAGGGGGCACACAATGCTGGAAAGACCGCTGCATTCTTTGCAAACTCTCAAGAGCAGTTGCCGAAGATTGAGAGCCTACCAACCAACTCGAATGACAAGCTCTTCCAGGAAGCAAGTGGATTGAACACTGAGCAGATTTGTTTTGCTCACACAATCGACCCGATATTGATGGGAGTCAGAACCACCGGTTCACTCGGTTCAGGTTCAGACATCAAACAAGCATACGTCATCTTTGAAAAGAATGTTGTGATGCCACTCAGAGAGCAAGTTCAAGATATCTTCAATGAGATACTTCACATCGCCAAGCTGAGCATGGCTGAGTTCACCATCAACAACTTCCAAATCATCAATGAGACCATCGTTGAAATCGAGGGAGATGCTTCCAAGACATCAGATGCGCTCAATGCAATGAGTCCATTGGTGGCAACCAAGGTCCTCGAGCAGATGACAGTCAACGAGGTCAGAGCATTGGCATCACTTCCACCGATTGAAGGTGGTGATGTAACTCAAGCACAAGCGGCTGCCTTAGCACAACCACAAATACCTCAAGCCTGATGCTGTACTTTATCACTGAAAACTATCTCAAGACCAACACGCCCATCACAGCCAATGTGGATGTGACTGATGTGTTCCCATATGTAGCAACTCAAGCACAACTCAGAGTGATGCCGATACTTGGTACCACTTTCTACAACCATTTGCTTGACGCATACAACAATCAAACGCTCACACCTGAGGAGGAGCAGCTTGTCAAGTTCATTCAGCCTGTCATTGCATGGCGCTCAGCTGAGGATGCTGTGTTTGGGTTGACATATCAGCTAAAGAACAAAGGACTCCAACAACAGAGTGGTGACTTCTCACAACCTGTATCTCGCTCTGAGGTAGCATTCGGCATGGAACACTATGCACAAAAAGCATCTTTCTTTGAGATGCGTTTGATTCGCTACCTTATCAAGAACAAAGCTGAATATCCTATCTTCATAAGCCACGAGAACCGAGACACTGACCTTCGCCCTCAAGTCGAGTGCAATATGTGCCAGGGAGATTGCTTCTATGATGGCAAATGGGAGTGCGGATATCCAAGGGATAACGGCTACAACAATTCAATACTCGTCATCTGATGAAACAAACAACACTCGCAATACTCGCATCCTTGTTCACTGTACTCGCTCCGGTTCAACCATTGGTATTGGTTGCCATCATCGCCATATTCATTGACACTATCTTCGGAGTTTGGCGCTCAGTCAAAAAGAATGGATGGTCATCATTTAAGTCACGCAGATTGAGTGACACACTCGGAAAGGCTGCACTCTATTCAGGTGGTATTGTATTCACATTTCTGATTGAGAGATTCATTGCTGGTGACATCATCGCTCACTTCATTGCAGTTGAGTTAATCATGACAAAATTTGTTGCATTCTTTTGCGTAGTGGTTGAGGTGAAGAGCATCAACGAAAGCTATGAAAGCGTAACAGGCAAAAACATCCTTGCATCCATGCGAAAGTTTGTGACTCGGTCCAAGCAAGAGCTTGATGGTTGGAAGTAAATGTACCTCGAAGCCTCTCAACGATGCGCACTATCGAGAGTTCGGTCGACAGGATAGCTAACTGATTCGGCATACCACACTCGTTATTGAACGAGAACCCCCCGGTGATACGTTGCCGGGGTTATTTACTTAAAGTGCGCCAAAAGCACATAATATCAGGCACGTTTGGCGAAATATACATAATGAAATGTCCAGTAAAACGGACAAAAAACTGGACAAATGGTCAGAGCATATACCGACAAGCAGTTACTCGACAAGGTTAAAACGCTGCGCAACTTCAAGAGCATTCCTTCAGACCATTGGATTCTTGGTGTACGATCAAATGAGGACACAGTAAACAAATTTGATGACAAGTTCTACCTCTTTAAAGGTGAGCAGTTCATCGCAGTTGCCTCAGGAACCACCAATCCAGGTACACCAACACTCAAGCAATTCGAGAAAATCAATAAGGATGGCGCTGCTGTGGTTGTGGCTGATGCTTGGTACTACAATCTTTGGAAGTTCGGAAAGCACAATGGAAAGGTCGATGCTTTGCTTCAGCTTGGTGCATCCATTGCAGTGAATCGTGACACCGATAAGGATGACAAGAGTGAGGCAATCGGTCAAGTTCAGACCGGATACTTCGGCATCAACTTCCATCCTAACACATACGACATCAACGCAGACAACACAGGTGCAACCATCGGATGGTGGAGTGCTGGCTGTCAAGTGGTCAATGATATGGATAAATATCGTACGTTTATCAGAGCAACCAAGACTCAGAAGGTGGTGAGCTATTGCTTGATAAATGAATTTTAAGCCTATAACCTGAAAAACATGAAACGAATTTCAACCTATAGCCTGATTTTGTCACTAATTCTTGCAATAATTGTGACAGGATGCGGTGTTAATTACCATATAAATAAGGCAATCAAGAAAGGATACAAGTGTGAGGAGGTTGCTGATACAATCCGCATCACAACCATCGACTCATTTCCTGTGATTAGAGACAATCAAATCGTGTATGAATACTATCACACCACCAAGGATACCATCGTTCAATACAAGACGTCTTATGTGCCAAAAACAAGGTGGCAAACACGCATCGAATACCGACTCAAGCGTGACACCATCCGCCAAGTGCAGAAGGTTGAGGTGGCAAAGTACAAAAGCCAACAAGAAAAGCCTG